AGCTTTGAGATCTAAAGTGACATTCCAGAAGAGTGAAACAGTGACCGATAAGTACGGCAATCACAAGAATGCCTGGACGGATTACTATACCTGCTTTGCCACGATTGGCGGTGAAGGGCTGGCCAGTTCCAAGGAAGAACAGACTGCCGGGACTACGGTTGAGGATTTCAGCATGACGGTCACCATCAGGTACTGCCGGAAGGCTGCTGTGATGGATTCCACACATTTCCGGGCGATGTTCATGGGTGAGATCTACAACATCATGAACATTGACCATATGAACTTCCGGAAGAAGTCACTGAAGTTTACCTGCAGGAAGGAGCGGCGCTGATGGCACAGACGATAAAGATTGACCAGCTGGCGGATACCGTGATGAAGGGCATGGAGGAATACGCGAAACTTGCTGCGGAGGACCTGAAGAAGGATGTCCAGAAGGCGGGCAAGACCGTAAAGCAGCAGATCGAAAGCACGGCTCCAAAGAAGACGGGAAAATATTCCAAGAGCTGGGCGGTGAAAAAGACCAGAGAAACGTCCGATTCCATCCAGATCGTGGTGCATTCCAAGCGGTACCAGCTGACACATCTTTTGGAGTTTGGCCATGCGAAGCGCGGCGGTGGAAGGACAAGGGCGTTCCCTCATATCGCGCCGGCGGAGCAGGCAGGTATCGAGCAGCTGACAAGGGATATCGAGCGTGACCTGCAGAAAGGCGGTTAGAGATGGAAATATTGCTTTTGTTATTCGTGATCGCTCTTGGGATTGTGGTGATTGGTGCTGCCATTTATCACGGTACCCGGAGGGGCGAGGATTGTCATGGTTATCCGTATAACTGCCCGGCCTGTCGTCATGCTGCGGAATGCATTATCGAGATCGGGAGGAAGAAGGATGACGCATGAAGACGTAATGCAGATGCTGGCTGAAACAGAGATCCCTTTTGCGTATGACCATTTCGCGGAAGGGGAAAGTCCTGATCCGCCATTCATCTGCTTTTTATTTCCGGGTTCGGAGAACTTTGCCGCTGATGATGTGGTTTATATGGAGTTTTCCAACCTGAGTATTGAACTTTATACCGATGAGAAGGATCCGGAACTGGAAGACAGCGTGGAAGCGGTGCTGAACGCGCATGAATTGTTCTGGAACAAATCGGAGGTATGGATCGAATCAGAAAAACTATACGAAGTGCTGTACCAGATGACGGTATAGCGGAAAGAGAGGTTAATTATGCCGAGTACAAACAACAAGGTGAAGTTCGGCCTTAAGAACTGCCATTATGCGAAGGCGACACTTGATCCGGATACCAATGCCGTGACATTTGGTACGCCTGTTGCGATTCCGGGTGCTGTGAACCTGTCGCTTGATCCGGAGGGCGATACCGAACCGTTCTATGCGGATGATATGGTGTATTACACCACTGTAGCGAACAACGGTTATTCCGGTGATCTGGAAATTGCGCTGATTCCGGAAAGCTTCAGGAAGGATATCCTGAAGGAGACTGAGGATGCGAACGGTGTTCTGGTGGAGGATTCCACGGTGGAGCCGGAGCATTTCGCTCTGCTTTTCGAGTTTTCCGGGGATAAGAAAAAGATCAGGCACTGTATGTATTACTGTACCGCTGCAAGACCTACGATCGAAGGAAAGACCAATGAGGATAGTAAGGAAGTACAGACCGAGAAGCTGGAGATCACGGCGACTCCGCTTCCGAACGGACTTGTGAAGGTAAAGACCGGTGCGAATACGTCAGATGCGGTTTACAACGGATGGTATTCCAATGTCTATCAGACAGAGCATGCACAGGTATCTGCGGTTCTTGCCGGGATCACGATTGGAAGCCTGCAGCTTACGCCTGCTTTTGATGCCGGTACCACTTCCTATACGGCTGAGACCGTGAATGATGAGGATGCTGTATCGGCTACTGCGGCAAGCGGAACGGCGGTCACAATTCTTGTGAACGGGGTGGCTCATACTAGCGGCAATGATGCGACCTGGGCGAGCGGAACCAATACAGTGACGGTGATCGCAAGCAAGACCGGAGCAGTAAGTACGGCTTATACCGTAACGGTGACAAAGAACGGACAGGGTTGATCTTAACGGGCAGGGCTTCGGCTCTGCCCATTCTTGTGATTGGAGGAAAGAGAAATGGCACTTACAAAGACAGTGAATATTGATGGCAAGGATGTGACTTTCAGAGCATCGGCAGCCATTCCAAGAATATACAGAAACAAGTTCCATCGTGATATCTACAAGGATCTTCATGACCTGCAGAAGAGCATTGATGAAAATGATCCTGAAAACTCTGCACTGGATTCCTTTTCGTTGGAACTTTTCGAGGATATCAGCTACATCATGGCGAAACATGCGGATCCGCAGGGTGTTCCGGATACACCGGATGAATGGCTGGATCAGTTCGGTACGTTTTCCATTTATCAGGTGCTTCCGGAGATCATTGAGCTTTGGGGTCTGAATGTGCAGACACAGGTGGAGAGTAAAAAAAACTTCGAGCGACTGACCGGGAAATGACAACGCCTCTGCTATTGCTGAGGTGTGTACAGCTGGGAATCCATATCAGCGAGCTGGATCTTTTGACAATCGGAACCGTGATGGATATGTACACAGAGCTTCAGAGGGATGATGAGCCTCATGATCAGATAGCAAGCCAGGATGATATGGATCGATTCTAATGGGAAGGAGGTTGAGACATGGCTGGCAGAATCCAGGGTATTACCGTTGAGATCGGCGGCGATACTACCAAACTACAAACTGCCTTAAAGGGCGTAAATACAGAGATCAGGAATACGCAGAGCCAGCTGAAAGATGTCGATAAGCTCCTGAAACTTGATCCGGGGAACACGGAACTGCTTGCTCAGAAGCACAGGCTCCTGGGGGATGCCGTTAAGGAAACGAAGGAAAAGCTGGAGACCTTGAAGACGGCTGCCGAACAGGCAGAGCAGGCACTGAAGGACGGAACGATTACGCAGGATCAGTATGATGGCCTGCAGCGTGAGATCGTTGAAACGGAACAGAAGCTGAAGTCTTTGGAGGAACAGGCGAAGCAGTCTGGAACGGCTCTTCAGGAAATCGCCGCTAAGGGTGAGAAGCTGAAGACAGTCGGAGATAATGTCACAAACGTAGGAAAGAAGTTCCTTCCTGTGACGGCAGGTGTTGTTGGGCTTGGCACGGCGGCGGTGAAAACTGCCGCTGATTTTGATTCTGCCATGAGCAAGGTTGCTGCGGTATCCGGTGCGACAGGTTCGGATTTGGAAGCATTAAGAGATAAAGCCCGTGAGATGGGTGAGAAGACAAAGTTCTCTGCATCAGAAGCGGCGGAAGCCATGAACTATATGGCGATGGCCGGTTGGAAGACAGAGGATATGCTTTCCGGTATCGAAGGTGTCATGAACCTGGCTGCGGCTTCCGGTGAAGATCTGGCTACCACTTCCGATATCGTGACTGACGCTCTGACGGCTTTTGGACTTACAGCGAAGGACTCCGGGCATTTCGCGGATATCCTTGCGGCGGCATCGAGTAATGCCAATACGAATGTCTCCATGATGGGTGAGACCTTCAAGTATTGCGCTCCGATTGCTGGTGCCTTGGGATTCTCTGCAGAAGATACGGCAGAAGCGATCGGCCTGATGGCCAATGCTGGTATCAAGGGTTCTCAGGCAGGTACTTCTCTCAGAACGATCATGAATAACCTTTCCGGAGAAGTGAAGATCTGCGGGTCTTCCATCGGAGAGGTTACGGTAGCGACGACCAATGCGGACGGTTCCATGAGAGATCTGTCGGATATTCTGGCTGATTGCAGGACAGCTTTTGCAGGTCTTACTGAATCCGAGAAGGCACAGGCGGCTGAAAGCCTGGTTGGCAAAAATGCGATGTCCGGATTCCTGGCACTGATGAACGCCGGGGAAGCGGATATTGAAAAACTTTCGTCTGCTATTGATAACTGTGATGGTTCTGCAGCAAGTATGGCCGAGACCATGAATGACAACCTTGCGGGTCAGCTGCAAATCCTGAAGTCACAGCTGGAAGAACTGGCAATTTCCTTTGGTGAGCTGCTGATGCCTGCGATCCGGACAATCGTGGGCTGGATACAGAAGTTTGTGGACTGGCTCAATTCGATGGATGAAGGTACCAGGAAGGTGATCGTGACGATTGCCCTGGTGGCGGCTGCAATCGGACCGATACTGATCATAGTCGGAAAAGTGATCTCTGCGGTCGGTACCATTATGACTCTGGTGCCGAAGCTGGCAGGCGTGATCAATGCAGCGAAGGGAGTCTTTGCTGCCTTCAATGCGGTATGTGCGGCAAATCCGTATGTGCTGATCATAGCGGCGATCGTTGCTTTAGTGGCGGCGTTCATTTATCTCTGGAATAACTGTGAAGAGTTCCGGCAGTTCTGGATTGACCTGTGGGAGAGTATTAAGGAGATTGCTATTGCCGTGTGGGAAGCACTGAAGGCATTCTTCCAGGCGGCGTGGGAAGCAATCAAGACCACGGCAACAACGGTCTGGAATGCTATCAAAGATTTCTTCTCCGGTTTGTGGGAAGGTATCAAGAATATCTTCACAACAGTGGTCAATGCAATCAGCACGTTCCTGACAACGGCATGGAACACGATCAAGAATACTGTGACGACCGTATGGAATGCGATAAAGACATTCTTCACGACGATCTGGAATGGGATCAAATCAGTTATCACGACAGTGGTGAATGCGATTTCTACCTTGCTGAGTACGGCGTGGAACGGGATCAAA